GCATCAGACACAAGCGGGAGGAATCCGAAGCAGACAAGGCGGTCCACCACCGGCTCTGTGTATTGAGCCAGTGGGGAACCTGTTCCGAGGATTTCGTTGACTTTATCGACTACGGCCTGTTTAGGATGTGCCATACTCAGGCCTCCTCTCTTTTATTAGCCCTTGGACAGGATGCGGCAGATCGGGATTGCCTTGTGGTTGTAGTAGGTTCTGTTGGCTGCTACAGCTTCACCAGTGTGTACTACTGCCCAGTTAGCGCCGTTCTGAAGCTCTGCGTCTACCGGTGACAGGGATGCCTGGGAAGCCTTCTCGTAGGAGATGCCTGCGGGAGCGAATACTTTACGCTGCCTGGTGTAAAGAACATCTTCGCCGCCGTTTGCAGCAGGGTTTCTGTCCATTTCGTAAGGAACCTTTGCGCCGATGTTTTCGTAAGCAAAAGCACCTTCGCCAAGGCCATAGGATACATACTTGATGCCAGCAAGAACATAGTCGCCGACAGCAACGCCAGCGGGTGAGAAGTCAGATCCGGTAACTGTACCGAGTTTGATCTCGTTAGCAGCGGGAGTAGCAGAGTCAGCAACAACAAGCAGAGCGCCTGTGGTTGTGGAAGTTGCTGCATAATATCCTTCAAGGATCGGAAGATAATCATCGATGATTACCATCTTGCCGTTCCATGTGGCCATGCCGAGGTCACGGGTTACGCCGTTAGCATCGGTGTACTTAAGGAACTGGAGGCAGTTAAGGTTCTCAAGTCCGGTAGCAACATCAGAGTGCATGAATACCATGGTGAATTTCTTCTTGTTGGCACCGCATGCCTTGTTGGTTGCGCTGTTGAGGCTGGTAGCGCTCATGGCTCCGTCGCCTACGCCAGATACGTCAGTGGTGTGTCCGTCAACGAACTTAAGGTTCTGCGTGCCGGTCATGTTGAAAATGCCCTTCAGAACTGCAAGCAGAGTGTCCTGATCTACTTCCTGCCAGTATTCTGCTACCTGTGCAGCAATGTTCTCCATGAAGTCAACACCAGCGGTGATGTCGTATGAGAAGTCCTTCTCGGTCCATGCTTTTGCCCTACCGACAACAACAACGCCCTGCTCATAGGTCTTGGTGCTGGTTGCGGTGATGTTGGTCTGTCCATCGTAGTTAAGCGGTGTACCATCAAGCAGGCCCTTCATAGCGATTCTTGCGTATGCGGTGCCGTTCTGGGAAGAGAAGACCTCTCTGATGTCAGAGTTTCCTACCAGTGCGCGGCTCTTCATGAGCTCGTTGGTCTTAAGGTTGGGTACGCGGTTTACAGCGTACTTAAATGCTTCAGGGTTAAATGACTTGGCGTCAAATTTAGTGTTAGCCATTGCTATTTTCCTTTCGTTATTTATTCGAGTTTTGCGTCAGGATTTGTAGCCAGGTAATCGCAGATTTCAGTGTAACTCATCTTGCTGAGGTCCGGCTTTGCTTCCTTTGCTCCGCCCTGATCACCGGCTGGCTTGTAGCCTTTTACGCTCGGGACCGTTGACTGGAACATGAAGCTGCTGCCCTCATCCTTGACGAGTGCATCCATCTGATCAGACAGGCCGGTTATGGTGCCGTCTTCGGCAATGTTCACCTTGCCCATGTCGAGCAGTGCTCTGATTGCCTTTGCGTTCTTACCCTGTCTTGCGGCGATCTCAGAATCGACATCGTGGTCAATCTTCATCTGCCGGAGTGATGCTTCGTACTGCTTCTTGGCTTCGGCGTTGGCGCCCTGCAGATCCTCGATCTGCTTCTTCAGCGTGTCGGCGTTTCCGGCAGAACTCCGAAGAGTTTCCAGCTGACCGTCACGCTCTTTCACAAGCGCTTCTGCGTTCTTCTTTGCCTCGTTGACCTCGTTAAAGCGGCTCATAGGGATGTAGTTACCCTTCAGCTCTGCTTCTGCCATTTCGACTATTTTAGAGGCCAGTTCTTCATCAATACCAAGTGCTACAATGTCTGATTTCTTCATAATGTTGTTTTCTCCTTACAATCATTTGTTGCGCGGTTCAGTCCGCGATCTTTGCACCGGAGGTTACATGCTCCGGCCATGAGTTAGGCTGTTATCCGTTCCTCGCCCAGCTGCTGGTGCGTGTAAACGGACAAATGGTTATGCGTGTAAGCTGTCAATCTGTTGTGATCTTGACTGCTTACGTCCACTGATATTACATACACGCCGCCGGTAGCGATCGGATTAGGCGTGATGGACACGCTATTGAATATCGGTTTTGGATTAAGTGACATTGACGATCACACGCTCCCCTCTTACCTCAGGAGGAACTGTGTACCACACCTTCAGGACATAGCGCCCTGTTTCAAGCGGTGATTCCAGCAGAATGTTGAGCTTGTGTGCGTTAATCGTGCAGTTCCCATGCTCTACAAGGTCGCCTTCGTAGTCCATCAGATCGTAGGTGGCCGCCGTGATCGTGAATGCGGATCCGTCAGTCGAGCTCACCTCGAAGTCGATGTATTTCTTCTCTCCGACCTTAAAGTCTCTCTGCATCTTTCCTCCTTTCCCGTTTATCAGCAGGGCATTGAAGCGCTCTGCCTTAAGCGTTGTTGCGTATTTCTGCTGTATAAGCCGTATCTCCGTAACGATATGCTTATAGATGTACAGCTCGTATATCCCCCTGGTCTGATTGCCGGCCGCATCGGTGGCTGTCACATCGACTATGTATTTGCCATCGGTCAGATCCTCGGGAACAACGACGTCCCAGCGCCCAGGGACCGTTTCAGTGAAAGTTACGGGGACAGCATCAACCGTCCCCGTTACTGATACGACCATCAGGCATCCGTTACTGATACCGAAATCACATAGGTCTGTGATGTACCTACAGGGTTCGGTGTGATTGTGACAGCTGTTATGACAGGCGGTGTTGTATCAAGTGTTACTGTTCTCGTTACTGTTGTAGACTTTCCTGCCGTATCTGTAGCCACAATTGTGAGAGTGTTTACGCCCTCCGTAAGTGTGATGTCCTTGCTGAAGGTTCCATCAGCTGCTACTGTCGCCGATACTCCATTAATCTTTACAGTTACAGGGCTCGACATTGCGTCGTTTGTAGTTCCTGCTACCGTACATGTCGGGTTATTGGTAATCGAGTTGTCAGCAGGGCTTGTTACGTCAAGCGTAGGAGCTACTGTATCAACCGTGAATACTATTGTTACGCCAGAAGCATCATTGCCGTCGTTATCTGATGCCGAAAAGGTAGCCGAATGGTTGCCATCTGTGAAAGCAGAAGTTGGAGTGAACTTTGCAAGAACTCCTCCGGTAATGGGCTCTGTAGAATCCGCAGCAACAAAGTTGTCTGTGTCAATCTTGATTTTGACGGTTGATGTGTCAACACCTGATCCGGAATCGAGTATCTTCCAGCTGATCTCAGGCTGGTTGTTCGAAATGTGAGCGCTTGGAGCCGGATATACAGGTTCAATTATTGGCTGAACATTCTCAAGAACTCGCAACTGAAGGGTTGCTCCGAGAGTCGGGTCTGTTCTGTCTACAACAGTCGAGTTGCCGGCTGTGTCAGTGGCTGTTATTTCCACGTTATACTTATGGTCTGTCTCAGGCCACGAGGTAGTACTTGGAGCAGTAATCGTTGCTTCGTACTTACCGGTTGATGTGTTCAGCGTCAGTGTTGTGACAACGCCATTCACTTTCGCTTTTACTGTGCTTATTGCCATTTGTATTCTTCCTTTCTATTGTTTTTTGATACTAAAAAAGCACCTCGGGTGAGATGCTTCAAATCAATACTATTATCTTATGAGTCCAGGAATGATTTCTGCTGCTGTGAGCAACCAACTCTTTGCTTTTGCCATCATTGAATTATCTTCAAGATATTCGATGCCAAGCGGTGTGATCTTGGGATTGATTGCTTTCATTCCCGGGTCGTCCGTGCCAACCATGGGGACTTTCTTGAAACCTGATATATACCCGCTTTCGAACAACGACTGAACGATATAGTTCCAGTAGCTTTCGTTGATTTCAAACTTGCTAAAGCTTATCTGATCCATGTCAGGCTTTGCGCCTTCTTTAACGCAAAGGTAAAGGTACGCGAGGATTCGGTATGCAATTACATGATAATCGTTCTTGGCCATGCGTTACTGTTCCTTTCGTTCGCGGAGAAGCTTCTTGTATTCCGCGTATTCCTTTGTTTTATTCCGTTTAGCTTCAAGGTAATCACTCAGGCTCTCTGGCGCATCGTCTCCAAGAATATTCTTTAATCTATCGTACTGCTTAATATCGTCCGGTCTGCCTGCGTCCTCTGCATACTTCTTCTCCCACTCTCTGTAGGTCATATCCTTCGGAACGTAGTACGTTTTGCCGGTGGCCGCTCTTGCTATTCGCTC